CGAAAGGAAAAGTCAAGCATCCTTCTTTCATTGCTACAACTTCTTCGGAAGCTGAGATAATCATAGGGTTAAAGCAGGTCATTTTTAGACCATTTTCAATCGAGGCGTGTCCACCTAATACAAATACGTTGTATGGTAATCCTACTTGATTCGCTGATAAACCTATGCCACCATATTTGTTCATTGTTTCAAAGAGCTCATCTGATAGTTCTTGTCTATCTTTATATCCTTGCTCTTTTAACATTTCATCATTAAAAGGAGCTATGGCAGATACAACTCTTGGATCAGTTGGCGGTATTAATTTTAAAGGTTGTTTTTCCATTTTATCTCCTAGGTTTGTTGAAGTCTTGTAAAGTTTTTATACTTCTCAAACTTCACTATATTTGTAAATTTATCAAACATTATATCACCCTTATGAGATATAATAAAGATATTTTCTTTTGTCATTGTCTTAATTATCTTAAAGAAATCGTCTGTGCCTTGGCCGTCTAGTGATGAATCAAAGATTTCATCTAATACCAATAGGTTTGTATTAACACTATTTTTCATTTTTGCTATCTGTCGCCAAGTAAATAATAAGGCTAAGTCTATTCTCATTTTCTCACCCTCACTAAAGTTATTATAATTAAAGGTGTCTCTAAATCTGCTTTTTACCGTTTCGTTAAATTCTTCATCTAAATGAAATGATATAAAGAAGTCCATAGATTGTAAATACTTATTGATTAAAGAGTTCATAATTGGTAGATACTTCTTAATAATTTGTGCCTTAGCTCCTTTATCGTTTAGTATGGTTCTTAATATATCTACATAACCTTTTTGTTCAACAATCTTGTTTTTTTCAACTTTTGTTTTTTCTAAATCAACCTTTAGTTGTTCTAGTTGTTGTTCAATATCCTCACCATCTATTTGTTTGGTTTGTAGTTTTTTAATTTCTTCGTGTATGTTGTTTGAGTATTTGTTTAGTTCCTCAATAGAGGTTTGTAGTTTAGATACGTTTACGTTTAATTCGTTAATTTTACTGGCAATATTGGCAAAGTTGGCAATCGCCAATTCGTGGTTGGCAATCTCATCCATAATTTTCTTCATACCATCATTTAAGGTGACCACTTTACCTTTTAGTTCTTCTTGTTTTCCTGATTTAAATGTTTCATCAATTGATTGTGTACAAGTAGGACAAGTATCATTTTCTTCAAAAAACTCTAATGATTTTTGATGTGTGTTTAAGTTTTGTTCTATTTTGGCCTCTAGTTTAGTTAACTGATTTAATTTTTTTTCTGTTTTATCTCTGTCTTTTATTTCTATCTCGTGTTTTTCCAACTGTCTATTAATGTTTTCAATCTGTCTATGATACTCAACCTCTGCCTCTTTATTTTTATCTAATGTCTTCCTTTTACCCTCTAGGTCGTTCAGGTTTAAGTCGGAAATAGCTTGATAGTGTTTTTGTTCAGTCTCATACTTTTGTTCTATTAAATCACATTGGTGACCTAAATCTGTTACGTTTCTTACTAATTCTGATTGTTGAGGTCTTAATATTAAATCCATAAGTCCAAATACTCTTATGTCTAGTATTTCTTCTACGACCTCTCGTCTATATCTTGGTTTCATTTTCATAAACGGCTCGTATGATGATGAACCTAATAATACAACTTGTAAAAACGATCTATAATTCAATCTCATTATATTGTTCTCTAGGTATTTTTGATAGTCAATATTAGAGGCGTCTTGGTTTACAAGCACTCCGTCTTGGTAAATCTCAAATATGTTTGGTTTAATACCTCTTATAATCTTATATTGTTTTGTGCCAACATCAAACTCTACTACTATCTCACAATCACCTTGATTTATTGTGTTGACCATTTGTTCTTTTTTAATAATTCTAAATGGCCTATTAAATAAAACAAAACATAAGGCGTCCAATAACGTTGATTTGCCAGAGCCATTACTGCCTACAATCAAAGTTGTATTTGATCTATGTAAATCTATTTCAATTGGTGTATTACCAGCAGATAGAAAGTTTTTATATCTTATCTTTTTAAAAGTAATCACGTGGTAGTTTATCCTTATTCATAATTCTTAAATTTCCTGACACACTTATTCTGGTTACTTTAGATTTAAATGGACAGACCCAATGTGCTAGTAGGGCAGGAAACATAAAAAAGTCTCCTGTCTCTGGTAAAGAAACTATTCCTGTTGTTGCCCATTTAGGTTTTGCTTGTTGTGTAAATTCAAACATTAACGCACCAGGTTTTGATGATGTGCCTTTAAATGCTTCTTGTTCTTTTTTAAGTTGTTTAGGAACATCTAAAAATAATACAAATGAATAATCACCACCGTGTGTATGTAAAGGATTAAAGTCACCAGCTTTCATATAATTTACCCACAAATCGTCTGCTGAGAAATCTACTCTTAAATCATCTATGCCGTGAAACTTACAATGACCTTTTCTATATGTGTCTATAAGGGGGTTTATTTCGCTGTAAAACCATTCTTGTGTTTCTTTTGAATATAAAAATTGATTATCTAAATGACCTGCTAAAGCGTGATTGTAAGATTTTTTTGTTTTCTTACCTTCCGTTTTTAACTTCTTAATAATATAGTCAGGCACCTTTGCTTTCATAACAAAAGGTCCAAAATTTGAATATGATACTTGATCAACTTTTAATTTACTCATTCGCTGGCCTCCACATATAATTCTTTGGCAAATTCTTTTAACTTTCTTTTATCCAAATCACTATCTACTTGGTCAATATAGTTGTTTAAAAATGTTAATGTGTCTTCGCCTTGGTCTAATATATCGTCTCTAACGGTAGTTCTTATATCGCTAGGGTCTTCTACTATTACAAGTTCGTGTACATTTATTTCATTGTAAAATCTTTCAATTAATCTACTATACATTTCTTCATTTGTTTTTTGAGATACAAATAACTTCACAAAACAACCGTCATAAGCTTGAATACCGCTGTGATCGTAATTATACTTTGTGTCATCATACATAAACTTTTTAAATATCTTTAGAGGGTTGTCTATTCTTTCTAACTCTCTTGTTTCTGTATCAAATATATGAAAACCTTTGGGGCAGTTGTAGTCTGACCACATAATTTCGTATTGTGTTCCTAGATAATAGATATGGCCGTCATCTGATTTTTTATGAAAGTGACCAGATATTACTTTTTCAAATCTTTTAAATTGTCCTGATTCTAAACCGTGTTCGTTCATATGACCAGAATGCATTTCAAAACCTTTTATTTCTAAATGACCAAAACATATATCGGCATTTGAGTGATCTATGGCGTGTATAGATTCTTCGTAGTTGTCATCACATATCCAAGGCAAAAATTGTATAAGTGTGCCATCAAAGTCAACTTCTCTAGGTTGTGTGTAAATCTTTATATCAGGACCTATGTTTAAGTTCTCAATAGCATTTACTTCATTTGTATTTTTATAGTAGGTGTCGTGGTTACCAATAATAATGTGTGTATCTATTTGTAGGTCAGATAGTCTGTGCCAAAACTTCTCTCTAAAGTTATATGCTGTATTGTGATTAATAAACTTTCTTCTATCAACAACATCACCTAAATGAACAAGTGTTTTTATATTGTTCTTTTCTATATAAGGAAAAAATATCTCGTCATAAAAACGATTATGATAATTCATAAACGCTGGTGAGTCGTTTCTACACCCAAAATGAGTGTCGTTCAATAATGCTATTTTCATAATTATCCTAGAGGACCAGTTTTAGTTTTACGTTTTTTTGGTTTGTCTTTTTTAATAGGTTCTTCTAACTTTGTATTCTTTTGTAAAAATTCTCTAAACTGATTCTTAAATTCGCCACCGTCATCACCTGGTTGTAAGGTAAAGTCATCTAAATTATTTTCGTGTATTAATCTTTGTTTTATAGTTACTTGTTTTTTTTCTTTTTGTATTCTTCTAATAAAAGCAAAGTATATAATTTGTGTAAAGTAAGCAAAAGGATTGTTTGATTTAGCTGGATTAAAGTTATCCAAGTATTGTAAACAATTTTCAATACCATCGCTAATCATATCGTCTCTAAATGTATAATTAATAAAGTTTGGTCTGTATGAAAGGTGGTTGGCTATTTTTAAAAAACAACTACCAATATAATCTGTAACTGGTGGTTTTGTTTGTTTTTCTCTTTTGGCTTTATTGACCGCTTTTCTATAACCTTTCATAGCTTCTAAAAACTCAGCATTGTTAACATAATGTTCCGGTTTCTTTTTTGATCTTTTCATAATATATAATATACTCTATATTGTTCTATTTGTCAATGGCCAGAGGGAGCATTGACTTTTTTTGTTTTCTGTGTATAATAGGGGTGTAGCCCTTTGAGTAGGAGCTCCTGGTCCCTTTGGTAACCTAGTGTAGAGTTTTCTTTTTAAATAATGGTGGATTGTGTTCGCTATATTCATCTTCATTAACTTCATCAAATATCTCATTTAGTTTCTGATTATCCTCGTTAGATAAGGCCGATCTCTTGTAAGAAGACTGATCTTTTTGAGGTGTATCAAGTTTATCATAGTTATTAGCCATATGATTATAACTCTTACTCATTTCTGTACTAGCAGAGGTAATAGTCATAATCTTATCTTTTGGAATGGTAATAATTTTATCTGTTGTATAGGCCGCCCATTTAATTAAAGCAATATAGTCTTTGATACCAACAGAGGTAAGTTGAGGCACATACTTTACCAATAAAGGTTTAACAATTCTAAGCAAAGGCGATTTCTGTTCTAATTGTTCTTTAGGAAAGGAACAAACTATGTCATCACCGTTTATTAGTTTTACTATTTTAACATTTTCCATAGGCTGATGCATTACTTTAAGTCCACATTGTGTATTTCATAATCAAAGTCTTCTTCATTGTAAATATTTATCCGTTCTCTAAAATGTGCCAAAGTATAATTTTCTTTTTCGTTATGTGTTAAATCATCTGATATATCATATAAAGTCGCTGACGAATCATTATCTTTTAATCTTAAACCACGACCAATTGATTGTAGATTTCTAATACGAGATTTAGATGGACTCGCAAAAACAATATTGTGTAAGTTTCTTATATTAATACCGGTTGAAAAAGTACCATAACTAGCAATAATAATAGCGTTGTCAGATTTTTCAGTAATAAATCTTATCTTCTCTCTTTCTTCGGCTTCTACTCCTCCGTGAACATAAAAGATTTTTTTGTTTTCAGCTTTTTCTTCAATAAGTTGTTTAAGTATTTCACCGTGTTTTTCCACATACTGAAATAAACATAACGAATTACCTTGTAAAGATAAACAAAGATTTCTTATATACTTGTTTCTTTTTTCATTTGATACTAAAAAGTCCATTTCTTCCTGATATGTCTTGTCCTTTATAAAATCTCTTTCCGTTTTACCGTGTTGTAAGACCAAACAGAATATCTTTAGAGCCGATAGTTTTCCCTTCTCCATAAGTTCCGTTGTGGATACTACCTTATTTACATTACCAAACAGGCCCTCTAATACTAATTTATGTGTTTTTGTACCGTCTAAAGTACCAGTTAGACCAACTCTATATTTACATTTTGTAAGTTTAGTCATTATCTTTGTTAGAGAAACGGCCTTAAATAAGTGTGCTTCGTCACCTATGACCGTACCAATATCTGAAAACCATTTTTTAGGCATATTATATACTGATTGCCAAGTTGTTATTATAACTCTCTTGTTTGTTTCTTTATCGTGGCCTTGATATATCTTATGTACATTTCTTTCACTATTATAACCATAATCTTTAAAGTCTTTAAATAATTGTTCTACAAGTGATGTGGTTGGAACCACAATTAATATCTTATTTTGTTTACTCTCTTTTAGTCTTAATAAATTAAAGATCATTATTAAATATATTATAAGTGATTTACCAGAGGCAGTTGGTGACAACAACAAACATCTATTTTTTTTAACGGCGTGAACAAAGGCCTCTTTCTGATAGTCTCTTACATTAATGTTTGGTATATTAAGCGCTTTGATAAACTGATCTATTTTTTTATCATCAATATTGGTATCTTTTATTTTAGTACCGTCAACAACTTGTACATTGTTTTCATTACACCAGTTTAGTATATAATTATACAAACCAGTATAAATTTTTCCAGTCGCATATGAGAATAATCTAATCTTTCCGTCCCACACTCTATTTCTAAATTGTGGCATAAACTTAAAACCAGGTACCTCAAAAGTAAAGTATTCGCCCAACTCTCGTCTTATGTCGGCGTCTGCTTCAATTTTAAGATATACTTCGTCTAGTTTATCTATGATTAAGTATCGGGTAGTTGTCATTAAATAGCACCACTAGTAAACTTTCTCCAATCTATGGCGTTCTTAATGGTAAAACCTCTATTGCCTATCTGTCTAATTGTTCTATCTAAAAAATCAACAGTTGTGTCAAGGTAATCTACTTTTTGTTTTTGTTTTTGTAAATCTTCATCTGAATCTAAATACTTGTCTATATCAGTTCTTAATATTTTTAAATCAAAAGGTTTCTCAGCATACACAGAAGCGTCAGCCTTTCCTGTATAATATTCCCACTTTTCTCTTTTTAAAGTGTTGTATTCAGTCTCAGCACGGCTTAACATTAACTTATACTTTGTTAAGTGCTTCATATATTGGTTGTGTAATTGAGGAGTTTTTAATGACTCTAAATCTAATTCAGTATCATTAATTTTAAGGTCTTTGTCGGCCTGTTCTTGTAATTTTTCTAAATCCATAATATACCTATATTATCACATCACCCTTAAAAAGTAAAGCTTTTTAAGAGGTCGTAACAGTTGTTGTTGATGATCCAACATTAGCAAAATCATATATTGTATATCTAAAAGTTACTTGTGAAGTTAGATAATCAACATCTGTTGCTTGTTGGTCGTATTGTAATCCTGATAATGAAACAGGAAACAAATCTCTAAATCTTATTTCTACTTGTGGGTTATTTTTACTTGACAATACTGTAAGTGTAGCGTCTGAAAAAGTTGGCCCTTGGTCTGTTGTGCCATATTTAACTTTTCCAGGTTCAGTTGAAACACTAGTATTTGATATTGGAAACCTATCAGTTCCAGCACCAACTAAATTTTGAAATTCTGTATGCGATCTAGGAAAACCTAAACCCACTAACCAACCGTGTATTTCTTGGTAATTTTCTAAATTTTCATCAACCAAAAATGTCATAGTTAAATCAGTATAAGTTAACTTATCGCCTGGTTGTGGTATGTCTTTAAATCTTGTTTGTTGATCTACTGTACCACCTAAACTAATACCTGGTACATTAACTGCCGTACAAAAATATGTTACTTTTGGTAGTTTAATTACATTGAATTTAAACTGTGTAGGGCTAGCATAATCTAACTTTGTAGGTTGTCTGTTATATGTGTTTGTGGTAGTCATACTACTATTTATCTGTTTCCTTATCTACTTCTTCCCATTCTCTATTTTGAGAGTCTTGTTTTAACTTTCTTTCATTTTCAGTAAGGACACTCTCTTTTTCAGCAGCCTCATCTAATCTTTTCTCTATGTTTTCTAAAGGTGTAGGTTTTTGTAAGTAGTTAAGACCTTGTGCTAACAGAAAAAAGAAACCACCTATTAACAATACTCCTAAAATTGATCTGTAAAATGTTTTCATATTAGTATTTAGTGCATAAAAAAAGGCGAGGTTTTGAGGCCTCGCCTTTTAATTTTACTATGTAAAATGATTACATTATGTTCGCTACTTGGACTCTTCTGTAATATCTGTTGGCATTTTTATTACCAGCACCATTTATTACAGCTGTATCACTAGCACTTGCTTCAGCAAATGGGTTTGCTTGTAAGCCGTATCTAGTTTTAAATCCAATTTTTGGTTGGAAAGTATCTTGACCAACCGCTCTAACCATTTGTAGAGGTACATATGGGCAGTAAAAAATACCAGCGTCATATGGTGATGTACCTTTGTATCCCACTACGAAGTAGTGTTTAGCTGTATTGTTAGCAGCATATGGATCAATGTACACTTTGTATCTACCGTTAAGAACACCAGCAAAAGTATTGCCTGTGTCATCAACGTTTAGGTTGTTATTAAGAGCAGGAGTGTAGTCTAGGACACCAGCCATTTGTAAAGCAGATGCAACATCAGCTGAACAAACGATTAAGTTTCCTTTACCTCTTCTTGTTCTTTGAGCAATCACGTTAGCTTCTCTCTCAACTTGGAACATTAATCCTTTAAATCTCTCAACTGACCATCTACCGTTTGAGTCTGTATCTAAATCAAAGATACCAGCAGATGTTGTGTTGACAGCACTTACAGCACCAATGTGTGTAGATGAGTTATCAGAAGCACCGATTTCAGCGTTGATGTAAATTGTTCTTACAACTTCTCTGTTGATCTCAGCTAAGATTTCAGCAGATAGGATGTTAGCCAATTCAGTTTCAGCGTCTAAACCGTGAATTGCTTTAAGGTCTTGAGCGAGTTCCATAGTGTACTCTGCTTTAAGAGCTCTTGACTTAGCAGTAACAGTTGATTTCTCAATTGAGAATGCCATTTGTGCAAAAGCGTTGTTAGCAGAATCACCTAAAGCTTCAGCAGTACCAGTTGCCATACCTTGGCCTCTAGTGTAAGCTGTGCTTGGGTCATCATTCAATAAACCTGGGTTTGTACCAGTTTGAGCAGCACCTGAGTTAGCAGTTGAGTCTCCAGCAGCATTTCTGCTTGTGAAGTCTGTGTCTGCTTCGTCAAATAAAGCTTCGCCACCTGTTTGAGAAGTAAATCTACTTCTCATTGCGAAGATAAGACCAGTTGGACCAGTCATTGGTTGTACGCCAGCAATATCGTAAGCGATAAGGTTTGGCATAGCTCTTCTTACTAATGAAATAAGGATTGGATCCCAATTGTCAACAGATGAACCTGTTGCATTAGCAGGAGCAGCTTCGTTTAAGAAAGCTCTATCTTCTTTTGATGCTCTTTCTTGGTTTTCCAAGATAGTCGCAGTAACGGCACGCTTGTATGAATCCGTGATCTTTGGTAGATCAGCGTGTTCTAATACAGGCTGCCATTTTTTTTCGTAAGTTTCAGATAAATACATATCTATTTTCTCCCGTATTATTATTTGTTAGACAATTTAATGTCTTTGGTTTTACTAATAGCAGCAGCGTAAGCAGCCATTGCATTTGATAAATCACCGGAAGGTGATTCACCTGCCGCTACATTATCTATCTCATCATCTTGTTTAACTTCTTTTTTACCAAAGTAACTTTCTTTTATAGTAGATACTTTTGTTCTAAAGTCGTCTTCATTCGAATACTCAACTTCTTCAGCAAGTTTGTTGAATTTCTCCTTAGCAGTGTCAGCTAAATCACCAGACGTTTCATCTATGATGTCTTGTCTTTTTAATTCGCCGTTTGCTTTGTTTAATTCTACATTCTTGTCAATTGATTCGTTAAGTTTCTTTTCAAGTTCTTCAATTTTAGAAGCTTGATCTTCAAGTACGTTGTACTTGTCATCTGGAACATCTATGTAGTGGTCTTCAAATAATTTTTTCAGTCCACCTATAAAGTCTTCAGCGATCTCGCCTTTAATACCTCTCTCAATAGCGATTTGGTTTTCTTTCATCCATTCCTCAACTACGTAGTTTAGGTATGAATCAACTTTTTCAACCATCTCAGCTTTGTGAGATTCAGTATTTTCTTTAAGTTTTTCTTCGTACTCGCCTTCTAATCTTTTTGATTCTGCTTTTACTTTTGATTTAATAGCAGCTTCAAAGATTGTCGCAGCTTTCGTTTTAAACTCTTCCGATAAGTCAGAGTCTCCTATTAAAGCGTCAACGTCAGATTTGATGTCTAAAGAATCTTCAGCTTCTACTTCTTCTTTGTAGCCAGCTTTCATTTCTTTTTTCTTATCTTCTTTATCGTTCATTTCTTCTTTTTTAGAATCTTCTTTCTCATCAGCCTTAGTTTCCTCTGAACCCTCTTTTAACTTCGGCATTGCGTCAGCAGCACCTTGGTTTTTTTGTTGAGCGTCACCAGAAACTTGTTTTACTTTTTTCGAAGCGTCAGGATTGCTGTCTGTTGGTTTAGTAACAGCAGGACCTAAGTCCTCAGCTTCACCTA